GGCGGCGTTGACGTTGGCCGGGTTGGGGTAGCTGCCGCTGGCGATGATGGTGTCCAGATCCACCGGCGCCGTGATATCCGCCTGCAACGGCAGCGCGTCGGTGATGCCATAGCCTGCCAGCGTGGTGGCCTTGTCGGCTTTGTTTGCAACTTGGCCCGCCTGATCGCTTACCACCGATGCCGCCGCAAATTTCTCATGTAGCCATCCGTACTTTTTGGAGTAAATCTCCCCGCTGGCGCTTACCGCCAGGGCTTCGATATTGTCGATTTTCAGCATGAGCTTGGACGATCCGCTTCCCGGTCGGCTGCTTTGTGCGGCAAACAACCCCGTATCGCCATCTTCGTCAAACGCAAAACCAGCGGTCGCAGTGTCGCCGCCCAAATCGGCGGGGTCCCCCTTATTGGCTCGGAATGCCGCCCCCCATACGCGCTTTTCCGGGTCGCGCCAGGCCGTATCTGTAATGCCGTAGCCCTCCATTGTTGATGGCCGGCCGGTGATCTTGCCCCAGTCCAGCGCCGGCACGTCGGCTGCCGCCATCTGCCGGCCGGCGATGACGCGGCCCTTGGCATCGACCGTCACCATGCCATAGCTGCCGGCGCCGACGCCGGTATTGGCCAGCGTCATCGCGGCGCTGGCATTGCCGCTGCCGTCGAACGTCACGGACCATGCGCCATCGCCCGTCATGGCCAAGTTGCGCGGCGAGGCCAGGCGGTCGGCGCGGTCGGCGCGCTCGGCGCTTTTGGCTGCCAGCGCGCCGGATACCAGGTCGTCAACTTTTTTCTTGAGAAACCCCGTCCGCTCTACCAACTGCTCAGCCTGGCGGTTCGAGATGCCACCCGCGCCGGCCCTGACGCGGTCGGTCAATTCCAGTTGGTAAACGGGGGGGAACTTCGGCTCGGCCGGTTCTTTCAGGTCTGCCATTTATGCCACTCCGAATGTGTAGCCGCCATCGTAGGCGGCCATGTCGTTGTAAATCAGTTCCGCGCCGCCGAAGTCCAGCCCCCACAGCAGGCAGCGGGCGGGGGCGATGTCGGTCAGCAGCGCGCGGGCGGCGGCGGCCTGCTCGACGCTCAGCAGCTTGTCGATGCGGACGCGGTATTCCGCCCAGCCGTCCGGGTCTCCGAAACTGGCGAAACCGTCGTAGGCCGCCGCGCCGTCATAGCGGTAGCCGCCTGTCCCTTCATCAATTTGCACTTCGCCCAGGCCCAGGTCGCGGAACACCTGGCGCACGGCGGAAAGCGTTCCCTTGCGGCGATGCACATCGACCGATGACGCCACCAGCGCGCGGCGCTCTTCCTCTGTCCTGGCCGCATCGAATTGTTCGACGCTGCGCTCCCAGGCCAGCCACGGCAGCAGCGCCGGCGGGCAGCGCGCGCTGTCGGCCAGGCCGCGCAATGCGGTCGTGTTCAGGTCCAGCGCCAGCATGTCGGCCAGCGCGGCTTCCAGCGGCGTGCGATTGGGGGGCAGCAGCTGGCGGCTCATGCGGGCGTCACCGTGATGGATGCGCAGTCGGGATAGCGGCCGACCTGGCCCAGCACATCGGCGGCCGGACTGGCGATGGCGACGCGCTCCACGCCGTCCACATGCAGCGCCGCGTCTATCGCAGAGCGCGGCACGCCTCCACCAATGCGGCGGCGCGCGGCCAGCATCTTGGCCAGGCGCTGCGCGGCGCCGGCCGCGCCGCCGCTGAGGGCGGCGCCGCCTGGCTGGTAGGTGATGTCGGCGCGGATGTCGAAAGCCAGCGGCGTGGCGGCGGCCGTGGTGACGGTATCGCACAGCGGGCGGATGGTTTCCGCGTTGAGCGCGGCGGCCACGGCATCCAGCAGCGCCTGGCTGGCCATGCCGTCGCGGCCCAGCAGCCAGACCCGCACCTGGCCCGGCGCCGGGCTGTCGATATCGACATCGGCCACGTCGGCCGACGCGCTCAGCGCGTGAAAGCGGTACGCGCCGCGCGGGCCGCCGGCGGCCAGTCCTTCCAGCGCCATCTGGGCGCGATAGCGCAGGCGCGCATCCGTTTCCCATTCCGCCGCGGTCGGCGGCGTGGTGGTGGGGTCTGCCGGGCGCACCAGCAAGCGCCGCACGCCGTAGTCGGCGGCGCGGTGGTCCAGATCGGTCTTTTCGGCGTAGGCGAGCATGGACGCCTTGGCCGCGTCGTTGATGCGCTGGCGCGCGGTCAACTCGATGTAGGCGGCCAGCTGGCTCAGCATCGTCACCGGTTCGCTATCCAGTTGCAGCGCCGCGGCGATGGCGGCGCGCATGTCTGCCGGCACGGCCGCCAGCAGCTTGGCCTTTTTTTGCTCGAACAGGGTTTCGTAGTCCAGCGGCTCGATGACGGCCGGCGGCGGCAGCGCGGCAAGGTCAATCGTCATGGCGTCAGCTCCTGATAGGGATGTCATAGGCCAGCGGCTTGCCGCTGTCGCGGCGGCGGCCGGCTATGTGGATGGTCAGCGCGCCGGCGGCATCGCCCTGGCCCACCATCAGCCGGATGGCGGACAGCTCGATGCGCGGCTCCCAGGTGGCCAGCGCCATGACGCTGGCGGCCATGGCCTGCATGCGGGTTCGGCCGTTGAGCGGCTGGTCCACCAGTTCCGGCAGCAGCGAGCCGAATTCGCGGCGCTGGATGCGTGAGCCGCGTGGCGTGGTCAGGATGCGGGCAATGGATTGGCGGATGTGGTCGGCGTCGCTGATGGCGCGGCCGGTTTGCGGGTTCATGCCGGTATAGCTGCTCATTTGGGCGTTCCTACATTTCCGCCGTGCGGGTCGGGGTGGGTGTGGCTGTGCAGCGTCACGCCGTTGGACGACAACGCGCCGCCGCTATGGGTGATGGTGCCGCTGATGGTGGTGGCCGCGCCGCCGGCGCCGCCCGATCCCGCCATGCCGGCGAGGTAGCTGAACAGGCCGGACACGATGGCCGCGGCCTTGGCCAGCACGTCGCCCAGCACGATCAGCCGGCCGCTGATGGTGACGTTGCCGGTAAACAGCGACTCGGGACAATCCACGGTGACGCGCTGCGCCGCCTGCACCAGGGCGGTTTGAACGCCGGTGACGGACAGCGCGCCGGTGGCGTGGTTGTAGAGGATGCGGGCGCCGTCCGGGTAGACGCGCAGATGCTCGTCCGGGCTGCTGGACGGCGCGTCGAAAGCATCGGAATAGATGGCCAGCAGCGCGAAGCCGCCGGCCGGGTCGCCGCTGGGGCAGAGCAGCACAACCTGTTCGCCCACGGTGGGCGGGTTCCATTCCCGCGTTTCGCCAGCGCGGCCGGCGCCCCAGGGCAGCCAGTTGCTGGTCAGCTCGCCGCTTTTGACGCGGACGCGGCGGGCGTCGTGGTCCACTTCGGCGATGGTGCCGTAGCGAATCAGCGATTCAATGCGGCGGATGAGGTCTGTGATTTCGTCCATACCGGCCAGTTTGCACGGGCCGGTATGGGGTGTCGTGGGGTGGTTGTTGTGTCGAGACACCTAACAACGGATAACTGGGTTCCTATGTATTCTTGCCTTCTATTTTCCTATGCGAAGTTATTTGGCTTAGTAAATCTGGTATTAGTTGCTCAGCAAACCCAAATATATATGCCCAGGCTGCCATTTTGGGGAACTGCTCAGAATCTGTTATGCATGGTATTTGCATACTGCAGAGTGAAGGGTTATTTGAAAAAAATGGCAGCACGCTCCTGCTGAATATTCCATCTAATAAATGACTTGCTATCAAGTATTGACCTACTATTCCAAAAATTATTCCACTAAGTAGGGCTAGTTGTAAACTCCATGATCCATGCATGGCAATGGTCGTGTCAGCTCTGTTTTGTATCGTATGTATATTGTTTTCTGGTGGTAATTGTATTCGCCTCATGATGCTAGTAAAAGATCCCATGAGGCCAAATATGGCTGATAGAGTGATCGTTATGTATGAAAAGTCGTAATAATAGTGGCGCATTATTAGTGCCAGTACGGATGTTGTGAAGGTTAACACAACTATTAATCTTAGTCGTAGAAAGTCGATTGCTGCTTCTGATTTTACTTTGAAAAGATAATTGCTTTGAGCTTCCATTTTTGATTTTATCAGCATGGGGCGAAGTTTTTTGTGATTTTTAATCATGTTTTTATCATGCTTTTTAAAAGCGCAAACTTCAAGGTGCTCTTGATATAGCTGCTCTAGAATGTTTTCGGAAGCAGAAAGCAATGTAAGTAGTTCAAGTGAGAAAATTTCATTCCAAGTATACGTTCCTTTGTCTAGATTGGATTTTAATGTGCTTAAGTGTTCTTGTTGACTTTGAGGGTCGCTAATGACAAATTCTGCTCTTGATTTTGCTTTTGCAACTAAGCCAGATGCACAGCTCATTACCTCTCTTTTCTCTTTTTCTTCTAATATCTCTGAGTAAGAGTTTTTTTTCCATGGTATGTATGGAGTGTAAGGTGTGTGAAAGGCAATGTAATATATTATCCATAGTAAGGTGCTGCTAAGTAAGCAAAATAGAAATTGATATAATTGATTAAAGTGCAGTACAGCACTGTCATGAATAAATTTGAAAATCCTCTTGAGGTCCATTTTCGACTCCTCGGTATTGAGGTAGCCCTTGATGTGCAATTTATAACAATGGAACTGCTTTTGTAGATGCTGGGGTGGCTTTTCTGCGTAAATGATTTATATAAGATTTTTCTACACTTTCAATAAGTGCTATCGCTTACTACTTTAATGCTTTTATCATTTTTGCATAATAATTTTATTGCACCGTAATTTTCATGCGAATGGATTGTCATTTTGAGTTTGCTACGCTATTTGTAATGTCAAGTTATATTTTTTATTCTTAATTGTCTAACTGTTTAAATGGTAGGCGTGTTTTATTTAAGATGACCTGTGTTGCCTGAAGATAAATTTCTCCTCAATTCACAGCGCCGGCAAATAGGCACAAGTTGCGCGCTGAAATTGTATCGGCCAGGATAAGTTGCAGCTACCAGTCAATGAACACGCAGGTTCATCAGGATCAGGCCAAAGTGATTGTCGGGGAGGGTAGGGAGAAAACGCAGACAATCGGCGTTGTGCAGCTGGATGGACATGAAGTTCCTTGTGTTGCGGGTGTTACGGGTATGGCGGTGTTACTTGGCGAGGTGATCCAACACCTTGGACTGGATCAGCTCGAAATCAGGCTGGCTCAGCCCCAGCAGCTCGCGCGCCGGGTATTGCGCCTCGCGGGTGGTATGGCGGCTGATGCGGTCGCGCAGGCCGTATTGATGGGCGCGGGCGATGCGTTCTACCTGGCGCAGAAAGCCGACCTCCACGCCGCTGGCGCTGGCCTCGATCTTCAGCCAGCGCGCGCCGCGCAGCTTGGTGAACATCTGGCTGCGGATGCGGCCTTTTTGCTCGCGGTATTGCGGCCGGCGCGGCGCGAAGCCGCTGCCGTCCGGGTTCTGCTGGGCGGTGATGCGCTTTTGCTGGCTCTGCCGCAGCGCGTGGCCGATTTCGCGGGCCAGGCTGCCGCGGGCGCCGGCGTCCAGTTTGTGGAGCAGCGCGCCCAGTTCGGCGTCCAGGCGGGCCAGGCTCATGGCTGCGCCTCGGCGACAATGACCGGCCGGCCGGCGAGGGCGTCGCCTTCCCACGGCGTGGGCGGCTCGCCGTAGTGTGTGGCGGTGATGTTGCCGTCCTGGTCTACCTCCACGCGCACGCCTTCGGACAACTGCAGGGTGATCTGCACATCCACCGTTGCGGCGCTGATCCATTCCACTTCAAAGCGGAAACCCTTCTCCAAGCGCTCCGGGTTTTGCACCAGCGGTGGCTCGTTCTGCTCGATCCAGGCCCGCAGTGGAATGACGAGCTGGTCCAGATGGCCGGTGAAATCCGTCACGACGATTTTCAGGGTGTAGCGATAGCCGAAGTTCAGCCGGCCCGGCGCGGTGACGATGCCGCCATCCTCCACCAGCATGATGAGGCGGTCGGGGTTGTCGCGTAGCTCGGGCAAAGCGGCCTCGATGGCGCGGCGCAGGTCAGCGGGCTTGTTCATGATCTTCCTGGCACTGCACGCAGCGGGTGCAGCCGGCAACGATGCGCTGGCGCGCTTCGGGTATCGGCTCGGCGCAATCTTCGCAGTGGCTCAGGCTGGCGCCGTGGGCGAGGTTGGCGAACTGGCGGGCAAGGACGTCATCGCGCTGGCGTTGCTCCAGCGCCTGGGCGCGGTCGTAAAAGTCAGTCATGGCTGTTGGCATTGGATGATGTGGTCGATCTGCGCGGCGCAATCTTCAAGCGCCGCCCGGTGTTGTTGCCAGCTGTTGGCCAGCTGTTGGTTGGTCGTCGGCGCCAGCGCCGGCAGCGCGCAAGCCGTCACCGTCGGGCAGCGCTGGATCAGCAGCGGGCGCGGCGGCGCGGCCGGTGGTGTCGAACAGGCGGGCAACAGGGCCAGGGATAGCAGCGCTACCCCAGGCGACAGCGTCAGGCGTGGCATGGATGGCGGCCTCCAGTTTCGCCGCGGCGGCGGCGTGTTGACGGGATAGGGCGGACAGCTGGCCGGCCAGCTCGCGGCCGGCGGCGATCTGCAGCTTGATGTCGATATCCTGGGCGGCCAGCTGCTCGCCCTGGGCGCGGTTGCGTTCGGCCAGCGTGGCGGCGTCGCGTTGGGCGGCCACGAGGTCGGCCGCCTGGCGCTGAAGCAAGGCGTGCTGCTGCCAGAGGGCGAAGCCGGCCAGCAGCGTGGCGGCGATCAGGACGACGGCCAGGACGCGGCGGGCAAAAGTCAGCAGGGCGTCGGCGATCATGCGGCCAGCCTTTCCGCCCGCGCGTAGGCGGCGGCGAGCTTGGCGTCATAGAGGTTTTCGCGGTAGGCCGGGCCGTTGTAGAGCCGGGCCACGTCCGCCCAACGCTTGGCTTGCAGGGCTTTCAACAATGCAGGCTCAGCCATGATGAAGCGCACGAAGGCGTCGAGCTGGGCCGGCTCGCCGGATTCCATCGCCAAGCGCCATTCGGCGGCGCTGGCATAGCCCAGCCGCTGCCAGTGATAGCCCATGAGCTGGAATGCGCCCCAGCTGCAAGACTCGATGGCCAGCTGTTCGCCGCCCATGATGGCCAAGCTGGCGAAGCGCGCCCATTCGGCCGCGCCGCCGGCGTAGCCGCCGCGGGCCTTGTTGCAGACGGCCGGGTATTGCGCGGCCAGGCTGTCGGCCTGCTTGCCGGCGCGCTGATAGGCGACGTGGCGCTCCAGCAGGATGACGGGGCGGCCATCCGACAGAAAACCAGAGCCGCGCGACTCCACCGCATTGATGGCTTTGACGGCCGCCACCTCTACGCCCAGCCGCTCGGCGGCTTCCTGAAGGTCGGCTTCGCCCAGCTGACGACGCGGGCCGACTTGGCCCGCCAGCGCGGCCAGGGTTTTGCCGCCGGCGATGCCATCCACCACCAGGCCGGCGCGGCGCTGGAACGAGGCGACGGCGGCTTCGGTTGCGTCGCCATACCAGCCATCGACGGCCAGCTTGGCGCCCACGGCGACCAGCCGCTGCTGCAGCGCTTGCACTTCCAGGCCGTGCGCGCCTTTCTTCATCAGATCCACCTGGCTTTCCTCAGCAGGATGGCCAGCCGCGACTGGCGCGGGCCGGCGTTGCGGTACAGCTCCACCACGTTGCCGCGCTGGGCGATCAGCGCCAGCAATAGCGCCAGGTTGATGAACAGCTGCGGCAGCTCGGCCAGCTCCGGGCGGCCGAACAGGCGCAGCACCGCCACCGCGCCGGCGGCGACGGTGAGCAGGTAAGCCAGCAGGCTGGCCCACGGCCGGTGCTGGCTGGGGCCGCGCTGAAAGGCCAGCAGCACCAGGACGAGGAGGGCCGCGACGGCGGCATGTGCGAACGCGATCATTTGCCGCCCCCCTTCAGGTTGCGCAGGGCCGCGGCGGGGTCGTCCGCGCTTTTAATCAGCCATTGCAGCAATTTGACGGCGAGGGCGGCGGCCAGCATCGCGCAGACGCCGGGGCTGATATCGGCGATCAGCCAGCGAGCCAGCACGCCGGCCACGCTGACGGCAGCCAAGCAGCCCGCGATGAAGGACGCCACGAAAAATCCGGCCTTTTTGGCCAGGCTCAGGCTGTCCGAACTCAGCACGAACACGGCAGCGCCGGCGAAAGCGCCCAGCACGACAGCGGCGTCAATGCCTGGCGTCAGGGCCAGGCCGGCGATGGTGGCCAGCGTCGCGCTGGTGGCGGTACTGCTTACAGGTTCTGCCATGGTCAGTCCCATAGGTTGATGAGGGTTTTGGCTGTCGCGGGAGCCGCCGCGGGCAGGTCCGGCAACTGAACCAGCGTGCCGCTGGGCAAGACGACGCCCAGGTCGGCCAGGCCGGGGTTGTGTTGCAGCAGCCGCTCCACCATGCCGCGGGTTTGGCCGTAGACGCGCCAAGCGATGGCGTCCACGGTGTCGCCCTGAATGGCGCGAACGGCGCGCATCAGATCAACTCCACCGTGACGCGGCCGGCGCCCAGGATGGCGCGGATGGCGGCGCGGGCGTCGGCGCGCAGCTGGTCGGCGGTGTCGCCCAGATCGTCGGCGCGCTGGCGGCCGGCGCCGGTGGCGTCAAAACTCCGGTAGCGCTCGGCCAGGTCGGCCGCGGCGGTGGCGTAGATGGCCCGGCGCCAGCGCTGCACCAGGATGGACTCGCCGTCGATCTGCTCCGCCTCGATGTCGGCCAGCCGCTGCGCGCCGCTGGCCACGCGCCAGCCGAACAGCTCGCCATTGACGGCGGCGACGGCCTCCACCAGCGCGTGGCGCAGGCGGACGGCGGTGACGGTGCCGTCATAGCGCATCGCGGCGCGGAAATGGCCAGGCTCGACGTCCGGCCAGAAGCGGCTGGTCTGAATGGCTGGGCCATCACCCGGCGCCGGGGCGTTGGTGGGCGAGGCGTTGACGGTGTTGACGCTGTTGATCTGCATGGCGGCTTTCCTGATGGGGTGACGGTGGAGGGGGCTTCGGCCGTTGGCTTGCGCCTGGCGTCCACCCCCTGCCGTCAGTCGCGCGGGGTCGCTCGGTTACGCCTGGCCGCTGGTGGGCGGCGGGGCGCTGTTCTTGATGGTGCGTTCGATGCGCTCGATGTCCTTTTTGACGCCGACGGCGCCATGCAGCTGCTGGGCGCGGCGCAGATGCTCCAGCGCGGCGGCCGGCTCCGCTTCTGCCATGGCCAGGCCGGTTTCCTTGAGCAGCTTGGCGCGCACGGGGTCCGGCATATCGTGCTTGTCGGTCAGCTCGGAGGTGTAGGTCAGCGTCTGAAGCTCGAACGGCTGCTTGCCGTCGCGGGCGCGCTTGGCGGCGTCGGCGATTTCCTCGGCAATGGCAGTGGCGGTGGTACGGTTGAACTGATCGGGCAGAGGCAGGTTATGGCGCAACGCGTATTCCGCAATGTCCAGGGCGCCGCTGTAATCGCCGGCATCGATGCGCCAGACCAGTACTGTCATCAGAACAGCATCAAGCTGCCCCTTGCCGCCCTCAAGGACGCCGTCCACCCACGGGGCGTATTCGGGCAGCAATTGACGCTTGACCTCGGCCTTCCGCTCCATCGACTGCACTTGCTTCAGGCGTCGCTTGTCCTCGTTTAGCTTGATCAGCATCCGGTCGTAAGCGGTGCAGTTGACTTGGCCATCGCAAGCAGCCGCCGAAGCGGCCGCCGCGCTGGCACGCATGAAGTGGGCGCGGGCGGGGGTGGTCATTGGGGCTTGCCCTCCTTCAGCACAATGTTTTCGACCACGCAGCCGGCCTCGAACGACTCCACCACATAGGCGTCATTGCTCGATTCGTAATTGGCGATCTGATCGCTTTCCGGCTCATCTTTCACACTGCGGCGGCGCGCGCCTTCCTGGTAGTAAATCGACAGGTTGGACAAGGGGGTAATCATGATCGTGGAGGCAGGGAAGTACGGCACGCGTACTGCCGGCAGATTGCCAATCCGCTTTTGGCTGATGATGATGTCTGCCGCGATTTGCTCGGTCGCCGGGTTGTTTTTGTTGACGATGGGGAAGTACTTGTCAGACAGCAGATGCCGGCCAACCACCACCACCAAATCGGGATGCTCGGCAAAGACCTCATGAATCAGGCTGTCGACCGCGTCCAGCACCAGCGCGTCCAGATTCTTGTAACCATCTTCACGGCTGACATCTGGGCCGACCAGCACCTTGCCGGACCCTTCTTTGACTTCCTTCATCACACGGGCCGGGGCCTTTTCCCGGTAGTGCTGCAACCAGCCCTTGTTGACGTCCTGCAGCAGAGGATTGGCTTCGCGGTCTGTGTCTTCGGCCACGGACACCCCATTGAAGCCGATCATGATGCGGTCAAGTGCTTGCTGTTTGACGATGTGGTCGCGCAGTCTGGTTTGGAAGTCGGGAAATTTGGCCCACATATCGATTTGGGGATACGGGATGCCAGTATCGAAGTTCGTTTTTTCGCAGCGGTATTTGCCCGATACAAATTCAGCTACTGAGCGCGGCTGACGCTTTTTATTGCTGCTGGTCTTGGTGCGACTTGCGATGGGGCCGCCCACACCAAGGCCGATCTTTTCGCCTTCCTGGTCGGTGACCGGAACGATGTTGATCTTGCTCAGAAAGTCGCTGGACAACTGGATTTTGTCTTCCAGCTTTTGCTGAACGGAAGGTTCTACCGAGAAGGATTTTTCCGCAGAGCTTACGCCATTCAGTCTGGCGACTTGAGCGACAAAGGCTTCATAAATCGGACGGGTATCGTTACGCATGGAGTGTCGTCTTTCTTGATGGTTTGTGATTAGCAGTCCGTGAGGGTGCTACCGGCATCGCCGCCAGTAGCCGGGGGGCGTGGCGGTGTGGATTGCTGGCTGCTCAGCTTGGCCACCAGGGCGTCATGGTCGGTTTTGAGCTGGCTGTACTGCTCGCCCAGCGTTTTGAACTCGGCCGCGGTCGGCAGGCCGCTGAATTGCTCCAGCACGCCGGCCTGGCTTTCGGCGATGGTTTGCACGGCGGCGGACAGTTCGGCGGTGTCGGCGGTTTGGCGGCTGGAGAATTTGCCCAGCAAGCCCTTGATCTTGTCGCTGAAGCCGGCCAGCGCGCCGGCGCTGTCGTCTTCCAGCTCCAGGGTGAATTCGATGGCCGCGGTGAACAGGTTTTCCGGCTTGTCCTTGCGAGCCGCCAGCGGGCTGGCCTTGGCTTTGGCGCTGAATTCCAGCATCTCGCAGCCCAGGCTGGCCGGGTCGTCGGTGACAGCCAGGCCGACCAGATAGGCTTCGCCGGTGTCGGAAAAATTCGGGTCCACTTCAATGGACGTGTAGACCTTCTGGCGGGCCTTGTTCAGCGCGACCAGATCGTCGGTGGGGTCGATGACGGCGAACAGCGCCAGCTTGCCGTCTTCGACTTTCTCTGCGGTCAGCGCCAGCACGTCGCCATAGCGCTTGAACGGGCCATCCGGCAGCAAGCCCTTGAAGTGCTCCAGATTGACGCGGGCGCCGTATTTTTTCGGGTTGTAGTTGGCGGCCATCTGCTCGATCCAGCTGCGCTCGATGTTGCGGCCGTCGGTGGTGGCGCCTTCGGTGGCGACACGGAATTTCTTTGCCTTGCTTGCCATGGTTTGCGGTCCTCGGTCGGGTGTCTGTCGTGGCGATGCGCCCATAATCCCGGCCGCGTGGGGCGGGGTCGAGCGGTGGCTGTTGTGTGGCGATCAGGCACAACCGGCAGGCGAAGAATTGCGCCAGACAAGCCGGCAGACTGCCGGCATGGATACCCAAACCCTTATTTCTGAACTCGATCTAGACCCGCGCCGGCTGGCCCGCGCCCTCTATTGGCAGGGCTGGCGCATCGCGCGCATTGCCGAACATGTCGGCGCGCGGCCGGCGACGGTGCATAGCTGGAAGCGGCGCGACGCCTGGGACGATTCCGACCCGGCCGACCGCATCGCGTCCACCATCGAAACGCGGATGCAGCAGCTGATTCTGAAGAAGGACAAGGAGGGGAAGGACTTCAAGGAAATCGACTTGCTCGGCCGCCAGGTGGAACGCCTGGCGCGGGTGGGCAAGTACAGCCAGACCGGCAAAGAGTCGGACCTGAACCCGAACATCGCCAACCGCAACGCCAAGCCCAAGCGCCAGCCGGAACGCAACCCGATTACCGATGAGCACAAGGCGCAGCTGGTGGCGGCCTTCCTCGATGGCATGTTCGACTACCAGAAGCACTGGTACAGGGCAGGGCAGCAAGAGCGCATCCGCGACATCCTGAAAAGCCGCCAGATCGGCGCCACCTACTATTTCGCGCATGAGGCGCTGATTACCGCGCTGGAGACCGGGCGCAATCAGATCTTCCTGTCCGCTTCCAAGGCCCAGGCTTTCCAGTTCCGGTCCTACATCTGCGATTTCGTGAAGGATGTCACCGGGGTGGAGCTGAAGGGCGAAGTCATCAAGCTGCCCAACGGCGCGGAGCTGTCATTCCTGGGGACGAACAGCCGCACCGCCCAGGGCCGCCACGGCGACTTGTATGTGGATGAATACTTCTGGATTCCGCGCTTTCTGGAGCTGCGCAAGCTGGCCAGCGGTATGGCCAGCCAGAAGATGTACCGCCAGACCTATTTCTCCACGCCATCCGCCATGTCCCATGAGGGTTACAAGGTGTGGACCGGCGAGCATTTCAACCGCGGCCGGCCCAAGGCGGAACACATCAAGCTCGACGTGTCGCACCAGGCATTGGCCGGCGGCGTGCGCGGGCCGGATGGCCGCTGGCGCCAGATCGTCACCATCATGGACGCGCTGGCCGGCGGCTGCGATCGGTTCGATCTGGATCAGCTGCGGCCGGAGTACAGCCCGGAAGAGTTCTTGCAGCTGTTCATGTGCCAGTTCATCGACGACGGCGCCAGCGTGTTTTCCTTCGCCGCGTTGCAGCGGGCGATGGTGGATGCCTGGGAGGCATGGGCGGACTTCAAGCCGTTCGCCGCGCGGCCGTTCGGCCATCGCCCGGTGTGGCTTGGCTATGACCCCAGCCACACCGGCGACAGCGCGGCGCTGGTGGTGCTGGCGCCGCCGGCCGTGCCGGGCGGCAAATTCCGCATCTTGGAGCGGGCGCAGTTCAAAGGCATGGATTTTGCCAAGCAGGCCGACTTCATCCGCCAGCAGACCCAGCGCTACAACGTCGAATACATCGGCATCGACACGTCCGGCCTGGGGACGGGCGTCTATCAACTGGTGAAGCAGTTTCGGCCGGACGCGGTGGCGATCAGCTACAGCGTCGAGGTGAAAACCCGTCTGGTGCTTAAAGCCTTGGACGTGATCAATAGCGGCCGCCTTGAGTACGACGCCAGCCACAACGACATCGCCGCGGCCTTCCTGTCGATCAAGAAAACCAGCACCCCCAGCGGGCGCGGCGTCACCTTCGCCGCCGGCCGCTCCGAAGAAACCAGCCACGCCGACCTGGCGTGGGCCACCATGCACGCCCTGGCGCACGAGCCGCTAGAGGGCGCGACTTCCACCAATACCAGCTTCATGGAGATTTTTTGATGGGCAAACCTCGCCGCAGCCACAACCATTCCCAAACCCCGGCCGCGCCGGCGGCGCCATCGGCTCCGGCCAGCACGCCGCTGGCGTTTTCCTTCGGCGAGCCAGTGCCGGTGCTGGACCGGCGCGAAATCATGGACCTGTTGCAGTGCGTGGACAATGGCCGCTGGTATGAGCCGCCGGTCAGCTGGGACGGCCTGGCGCGCAGCCTGCGCGCCAACGTCCATCACGCCAGTGCCTTGATGGTGAAGCGCAATGTGCTGGTCAGCACCTTCAAGCCGCATCGGCTGCTGAGCCGGTCGGCGTTTTCGGCCTGGCTGATGGATTATCTGGTCTTCGGCAATGCCTATTTGCAGGCCATCACCAATCGGCTGGGCGGCGTCATGGAACTGAAGCCGGCGCGCGCCAAGTATGTGCGCCGCGCCAAAGACCTGGCCGGCTTCTGGTGGGTGCCGGGTTTCGACCAGGAGCAGCTGCTGGCCGGCCAAGTGCTGCATCTGATGGACGCCGACATCAATCAGGAGGTGTACGGCCTGCCGGAATACCTGGCCGCGCTGCAATCGGCCTGGCTCAACGAGTCGGCTACGCTGTTCCGCCGCAAGTACTACCTGAACGGCTCGCACGCCGGCTTCATCCTGTACATGACGGACCCGGCCAACAATGAGCAGGACATCGACAACCTGCGCAAGGCGCTGCGCGACAGCAAGGGGCCAGGCAACTTCAAAAACCTGTTCATGTACGCGCCCAACGGCAAGAAGGATGGCTTGCAGCTGCTGCCGATCAGCGAGGTGACGGCCAAGGACGAGTTTCTGAACATCAAGAACGTGACGCGCGACGACGTGCTGGCCGCGCACCGGGTGCCGCCGCAGCTCTTGGGCGTGATCCCCGGCAACGCCGGCGGCTTCGGCGACGCGCCCAAGGCGGCTGGGGTGTTCTACGAAAACGAAATCAAGCCGCTGGTGATGCGCTTGCAGGAGGTCAACGACTGGCTGGGCGAGGAGGTGATCCAGTTTGAAAAGTATGCGCTGGCAGCCGTGGTGGCGGCCTGACTCGTCGCAAGTTTGAAGGACAAAGCCCCGCGGATGCGGGGCTTTTGCTTTGCCTACCTCAGCGAAAGGAAATCCCGCCCGGAGTGCCGGCGGCGGCGGCATCTAGAGAATGACGCAGCGCGGTATCTAGACACGGGATATCACGGAGGCGCGTTTTTGGCGATATACCCACGGCGCGGAATCTCTCGATGGCAATCTCAAGCTCTTGCACCACGATTAGTTGGCCGCCGACATATTGGTCGCGGCCTTCGTGTGGCGGCATAAGGTCGCGGGTTTGGTCGATGAACACCTCGCGGAACCGCCGCGTGATCTGCCGTGCCTCCAGCAATGTGAGCTGCCCTGATTTGAGCAGGCGTATTGCCAAGTCCAGCTCATCAGCCAGTAGCTCTATGGTGTACGGCGTGGATTCCATGTGGCTTCCCATTTTGAATTTGTACGAATTCAAATTAGACCACGCTCGACAGAATATCAATACTAGCCAGAACCATTGCGCCGGCATGAATGACACCGCGCCAGGTCGGCCAGCCCCCAGCGCGCGCCATCGAAGCCCCGCCTCGCCCCCGCGCTTCATGTGTGGGAAATCATGCATGCGCATGAACGGCCCGCAAACGCCCCAGGCGCGGCGCTCTCGCCCGCTGGTGGGGTGCCGGGCCTCATGCGCTTTCATGCGCGCTATGCATGCAGCAGCGGCAACGGCGACTGTCTCGAATAGGGAACACAATTAAGGCGGGGTGGTTTTGTGAGTGGTTTTGTTTTTACTTGATTGTTTTTAAACAAAATGGCA